CATTATGCAAAAAAATTTAATTCAAATCAATTAAAATAAATTTAAAATTTATATAAAAATATTAATAATTTTTATATAAGTTAATAATAAACAACATATATAACAGTTAATTATAAACATATTTATATATTAACCATTAATATTTTTTTATTATGTATAATTCTTTAATTCAAATATTATTTTATTACTATCATTTGCAGTTAATATAGTATTATTATAAACTGTCTATTTGATAATCTATTTATATTATATATTGAAATTATTTATTTATATTTTGTAATAAAGATCTAACTGTTAGATTTAAATGCCCATTATATTTAACTAATTTATTTATTACAATCTGTTTTGGAAATCCTAAAAAATTTATTTTTTCTGCTAAAATATTATAATATTGAATTTTTTCATTTTCAATATTTAAATTATTATTTGATTTAACTAAATCCGCATCTTGTATATATTGATATAAAATATTATATAAATCAGGTTTATTAATATATATATTTAATAATTTTTTAAAATCGCTATCATCAAATAATTTTAAAGTTTCATTATTTATATTTTCGATATGGGTATCTGTTATTTCATATATATTTTCATGATTATCTTCATTTTTAACTTTTATAATATCATCTGATTTTATTTCCTTTTTATTATATTCATTGAATAATATTTCAAATTTATTTTTTATGTTTGCATCATTGGTTAAAATGTATATTATTTTATTTTCATCTTTGTTAATTATATAATTTTTATTTAATAATTGTTCATTATCAACTATAAATTGAATATTATTTATTTCATCGTATGAAAACTGCCAACATAATAGTAACTCGTGTATTAATTGAATATTTATTATACCTTCATAAGTATCTTGCAATTCAATTAAATTATTATCATTATATATTAATCTAAAAATTAAAGTCATATATTATTTTAATAATAATTTATTTTTTTAACTATAAATCAATTAACTAAAAATCCTAAAGGATTTTTATTTAATTAATGAGGCAAAAAAAATGAAATATTTATAAATTTAATAATTTTGTATATATATAATGGATGATAATATTGTTTTTGAGAATTATAAATTAACAACAAAAAAAAAATTACTAAATGCTATTTTAATTGGTTATTTTTCAACCTCACAGCAAGTTACATTTGGTAAGAATAAATCAGGCAAAACTATATATTTAATTAAACCATTTAATGATAGTTTGCCAAATATTTTAGTTGCATATGGAGGTAAATTAAAAGGTAAATTAATTATAACATTTAAAATTACAAATAATTTATTAATTAATGAAAATTCAAATGACAAAACTAATAATATAATATTACATGGTGAAATACTAAATATTATTGGTTTTATGGACGATTCTAATTTATTAATTACATTACAATATATTTATGAGATCAATAGAAAAAATATAATTAATGTTTATAATAATAATTATGAAAAAAATATTATTCGACCTTTAATTAATAAAACTATTTTTTCTATTGATCCTATTGGTTGTATAGATATTGATGATGCAATTTCATTTGAAAAATATGATGAATATTATTTAGTTACTATATATATTGCACAACCTATATGTTTTTTATCTGAAGAAATATTAGTACAAAGATCAAAAACAGCATTTTCTACATTATATAATAATTTTAATGAAAATTATGATTCAATTAATAATTTATGGGGTAATAATATAACAAATAATTCTAGTTTTATAAAAAATTACGAAAGAAATGCTTACTGTATAGAATTTTATATATGTAATATAAATTTTAAAATAGAAAAAATTATTAATTATCCAGCAAAAATTATTAATAAAATTCAAACTAATTATGATGATTGTTTAAAATATGAAATAATAGAAAAATTTTATGAATTTTCTAAAAAATTAGATTATTCAATATCTAATACACATGAATTAATTAGTTTTTGGATGATAAAGACAAATAATGAATTAGGTAAATTAGATGAATTTAAAAATTTAAATATTCCATATAGAATAATGAAAAATACATATCAATTAAATAATGGTGATATCAAATCTGAATTTACTAATATTATTAATCATGATATAAAAAAATTATTTTTATCAAGAATATCTGAATCAGCTAGTTATTCTTTAAATAATACTTTTAATTATCATTCTGCTTTAAATATACATAATTATATTCATTTCACTTCACCTATCAGAAGAATTATTGATTCATTAATTCATTGGTGTATAACATATAATATTAATTTTAAAGAATTAATCGAAAAATATAATATAGATTTAAATCATATAAATTTTTTAGATAAAGCAACAAAAAAATATCATCAAAGTATTAATATGTTAAATAATATTGATATTATCTTTAAAGATTTAAATGATGATGATTATCTAGAATTTAAAGGTTATATTTATAAAAAATCTATTATTAAAAATAAATGGACTATATATTTTAAAGAAATAGGATTTCAAAAAGTTAAAATGTGGGATTATAAATTAGATTATTTAATAGATAAATCTATTATTAATGATATTAATATTGGTGATGAATATATTTTTCAAATTTATAAAAAAAAAAGTTTTTTACCAAATGATAAAATATTAATTGTAAATACAATATTTATTTAGTGTTCTAATCTGTAGCAATTGGTATTTCAACTAATGTAAATTTCATTGTGTCGGGTGTTGTTTTTATTGATCTAATTAGGTTATATTAAAAATCGTTGATTTTTTAATAAAACGTATTTTCAATTATTGAATTAACAATAGAATTATTATCATTTTTATTCATAAATTGTTTATATTCATCAGAGTTTATTACAGTTTCTAAAATTTGTGACCAATATATTGAATATTTATGTTGTATTAAAATTAATAAAGTATCAAATTTTGATTTTAGTATATTAAAAAAACCAGTTATAATACTTAAATCACTAATTATATTTATTATAATACGTTGCGAATCTATGAATGATGCAAATTTATTACATATTTGTCTTAATTTTTCTACTATTTTTAGTCTACTTTCACGCAAATTAATTTCATCAGAAATTATTTTATATAATGAAGATATATTTTTAATATCAATATTATTTATTAATTTTTTTAATATTGCTATATCCACGCTTTTTAATAAATAGCTTAATAGTATATTAATTTTTTCAAAAATTCTTTGTTCAATCAAATTATTATCAGGTTTTATGCTAGTTTCAGATTTTTTTTCGGTTTTTATTTTTATGCTTATAATTTCTTCAGTTTTATTCATATATTTTAATAATAATAAATTATAAAACAATATATTAATTACATCAGGTATAATACTTTTCAATTTCCACATATCCACTAAAAGTAATGCGATATTTTTGATAACTACTAATACAACAGCTATTCCTGAAGCTAATGGAACACCTATTCCTGAAGCTGCAATTCCTGTTATTATAGCAGATCCAACTGCAGATACTCCATATACAGCATCTGCTGATAGAGAATCATGTTTTTTATGTTTTTCTGCTTCTCGATATAAAACACTTGATACACCACTTCCATTCAAATTATATAAATTTTTCATACTTTTTACAGCTGATTTCATATAACCACCATTGAGTTTTTCATATTTTTTTTTATATTTTATATATTTTTAATATTCTGTATTCATATTATATAATTGAGTTTTTTTATCATTAAAATTAAATTATACTTTTTCTTTCTATTATATAATAATGAATTCAAATGATTATTTATTATCAGTTAAATATAAAAATATGTGTGGGTTGAATAATATTATTACTTCTAATAATTCTAATTCTACAATTTTTTTAGGATCAACTACTGTTAATTCGAATTTGAATATAAGTAATACATCTATTTTTCAAAATATTGTTTTAATTAATTCTAATTTAACAACTTTCAAAAATACCATTTTAAATAAAACCAATTTAAATAATAATTTTTTTATATCTGGAACATCTTTAATTAATAATTTATCTTGTTCTTCTAATTTATTCGGTGCAAATAATATGTTTATAAACTCTAATTTAAATATTCAAAATGCTGTTTTAAATAATTTAACTTTATTTTCAACATTAAATGTTAGCGATGTATGTACTTTATCTAATGGTATATTTGTTAATAATATATCTTCATTATCTTTAACCATAGATGGTAATATTATTACCATTGGCAATAGTAATTCTATTGTTGATATAATTGGTACATCTGTATATATATCAAATTCAGAATTCGAATTAAAAAATAGAATTATTACTGTAAATTCATCATCTAATTTTTCTGCTTTAGATATTGGAAATTTATGTGGTATTGAAATATATGGAAATAATAGTACAGGATATTTACGTACTAATAATTTAGCTAATAGGTTTGAAATTAAAACACCACTAGATATTACATCTAATTATATAGCATTAATAGATAATAATTATAATTTAATAATTTCAGGTGCAACAATTTTACAAGATAATGTATCCATTTTAAGTAATTTAAATATATCTTCAAATTCTATTTTTAATAATTTATTAATACGTTCAAATTTTACTATATCTGGAAATACATTATTAAATAATGTTTATTTAAATTCAATTAATGTATCAAGTAATAGTTTATTCAATAGAGATTTAAATATATATAATTTAAACATATCTGGTTTTTCTATTATTAATAATAATTCTACATTTGGTTCATCACTAAATTTAAATACTTCTATTTTTGGTAATTGTTCTATTTTATCATCAATTAATGCAAGTTCTAATGTTATTTTAAATAATAATGTATCTATTAATTCAAATTTAAATTTAAATAATAATATAATTCAAGGCTCGGTAACAGTTGGATCTCAATTAAATATAATAAATAATACTCTAATTAATCAATCTACTTTTTTATCAAATTTAAATATATTAGGTAATACTAATATTAAAAATGCTAGTGTTTCATCATCTTTATATGTTAATGGATCCACTAATATAAGTGGCAATATTACATTTGGATCTAATTTAAATACTAATTTAAATATTATATTACCATTAGCAGAATATATTGATAATAACAATGCAGCATCTGCTGGTGTTCCTTTATGGGGATTTTATAGAACAGGCGATATTGTAAAAATTCGTGTTAATAATATACCACCTACTATAACTTTAATAGGTGGTAATTTTATTAATATTATCATCAATACTCTTTACACCGATCCTGGTTTAATTATAACAGATAGTTTAGGCGAAATTATTACAGGTTCGATTATTTCAATTAATGATGGAAAAAATGAATATATAACTACACCTATACCTGTCATAGGTACAAATACTATAATCCCTAATTCAATATTAAATACTAGTATTGTCAATACATACATATTCACATACAGTGCCACAAACAGTTTTAATAATATTACTATAACTACACGAACAGTTTATATAGGATATCCCCTAGCATTCAATGTAAGTTATGGTAGTTTTGCACCTGTTACAAGAAATTTTACAGTTATGAATAATACTGATTGGACATGTGAAATATGGTTATACATGACATCTTATTATAGTGATTATTTATCAATATTTGATTTTGAAGATTATCCGGCTAGATCCAATACTGCTGGTGCACGACAAGGTACTTTTAGTTTATGTATTTTACCAACTACTAATACTTTAGGATTTTTTGGTTATTCTAATGGAAATTCATATACTACTTTTAGTTTTTCTGATGTTGCAGTGCCCTTAAATAAATGGTGCCATGTTGTTTGGATGAGGAAAAATAATAATTTATATGGTATTATAAATGGTAAAAGTAGTACTGCAAAATCTACTAATACAACACCATATAATTGTTTTAATAATTTAATTAATGTACAAAATTTATTAATTTGTATGGACACATGGAGATTATCAGTTTGTAGTAGTAATTGGAATGATATATCAGTAATACAAAGTAGAAAATTTCAAGGATATATAAAATATCCATTAGTTAGATTAGGTACTTTTTATGATCCTGCAGTTATTTTCTGTCCACCATTAGAATTGACACCTAATATTAATTCATCCTTATTATATTTTGTTGATATGAATATGAAAGAACTCGTATCTGGTCAAGTATTAAATAAAGTACAAACGGTTAATTTATATACAATGCTTGTAAATCCTTTAGCACCTATTATTACTTTGAATGGTTCAAATAATATGACTTTATTAATTTATTCTAGTTTTATAGATCCAGGTGTTATCGCAACTGATATAAATGGTAATATTATTACTAATATAAATATTAGTGGTTTTGTTGATATTAATAATATTGGAAATTATACTTTAATTTATACAGCAACAGATCAATATGGTTTATCTATTAGTGTAAGTAGAAATATTAATGTAACTACTGTTTTATTTGAAATAATAAATGCACCAACATTTACTAATAGCATGACTATGAATTTAACGCAAACAAATTTTACCACATTGACATTTGAAGCATGGATATATGGTAATTTATCAGGTAATAGTCGTCGTGAAATATTTGGTGGAACTGGTATGGGTTTTTATCTATTAAATGAAGGATGTAGTAGTTTAACAGATGGATATGTAGCTGGAACAGGAACAACTGTAAGTGGATATTGTCTTCATATGGGTTTTTCAAATACTTTTGGAAATACAGGATTTCGTAATAATACTTGGACACATGTGGCAGTCACCCAGAATAGTTCCGGATTAGTAACAATGTATTATAATGGTATCCCATCAACAACTAATACCAATAGTATATGGAGTGGTACAGAATCTATAAGTAATTCATTAGGTGGTGGTTTAATTGGTGGTAAAATGATGAATGTAAGAATATGGAATGTAGCAAGAACTAGAGATCAAATTAATAATTATAAAAATATTACAATTTTAAATCAAATTGATACAACTACCGGATTAATAGTATGGTATCCATTACAAACTGATACAAAAGATTTAATAACTAATACTTATTTGGGTGGTGGTAATATGGTATTTACACCAAATATATTTGATTGGGAAATAATACCTAATTTATTTAATTTATCATCTAATAGTATTATTCCAATAATTATATTAAAAGGGAATAATCCATTAAATGTTGCATTAAATCAAACATTTGCGGATCCAGGTGTAACAGGTACTGATTTATTTGGAAATTCAATTACCGTTTATGATGTTTCAGGTTCAGTAAACACATCGGTATTAGGTTCTTATACTCTAACATATACAGTAACTGATATTCATGGTATAATTAGAATAGTATAACTAGAACAGTTAATGTAATACAATATTTATCCTATACAAATTATCATGTATATTATGGTAATTTACAAATAAATTCTGGTTTAAGTTTTAATGCAATGAATAATACTAATTGGACTTGTGAAATATGGATTTATATGAAAGCTATTAATGGAGCTAATGCTATATTTGATTTTAGACAACCAAATAATGGTGAATATGCACCTACTAATCATTTTTGGTGTGAAATTAATGGATATAAACCATATATACAAGCTATGTCAAATAGGTCTACTATTGGTACATCAATTACAACTAATATTCAACTTAATAATTGGACACATGTTGTTTGGATGAGAAATAATAATATGTTATACACATTTATTAATGGATTTGCTAGTCCTGGTGAAACTATACCTTCATATTTAAATACTTTATCAGGACTTAATTATATGGTTCATGGTGTTTATTCTGATTCGGTAATGACAAATTCTACCAGTGGTCATTTTAATGGTTTAGTTTGTCAACCATTAATAACATTAGGCGCAAAATACAATACATCAGGTTTCATACCAGTTTGGGATTTAACACCTGTAAATTATTCAAATGTTTTATATTGGTTGTCTAATAATATTGAAACTATTTCAAATCAACAAATAATTTTCAATAGAACAATTCTACAAACAGAAATTAATAATCCAGTATTACCAAGATTAAATCTAAATGGATTTAATCCTTTTTATATTTTATTAAATACTACTTTTATAGATCCAAGTTGTACTGCTTTAGATTTTTATAATAATAGTTTAACAGTTATTAATTCTGGATCAGTTAATACATCAATAATTGGTACATATATTTTAACCTATTCATCAACTGATTCATCAGGAAATACAATTTCAACTACAAGAACTGTTAATGTAGTTAATAATCTACCACAAATATCATATAATTTAAATAGTGGTTATTTAGGTCCATTACAAAGTTCTGTAACTGGTATTGATTATACTAAATTATGGTTATCAGATACGACATTCGAAGCTTGGATTAATGTTACTCAATATCCATTAAGTAGTAATGGTAATGGTGGAATGATTATTGATTTTAGAAATCCTAATTATACTAGTGTTGGTGTAATAAATAATAATTCTAGTTGTATTGGTATTAGTACTACTGGTAATTTATATGTTTGGTGTTTCGGAGGAACTAATCAAAATATTATTACAAATAATATTATTCCATTAAATAAATGGACTCATATTGTAGTAATGCGATCAAATAATAATTTTTATACATTTATTAATGGAATTATAAGTTCACCATTATCAGCATCTGGTTTTTCAAATTTATCAAATAATACCGCGTTATCATTAGGTTTATGTAACGATTATAAATTTTATACTGGAAATCCATATACTTATTGGAAATATTATGGTTATATTAATCAAGCTAGTATTCAACTTGGAGCTAAATATAGTCTAGTTAATTTTACTCCTTCATCTAATTTAGCACCAAATTCTTTTACATCAAATAATTATTTCTTTTTAGGAACAAACGGTAATGATTTAATTTCTGGTAAATATATGACTAATATAAATGTTACAACATCATTAATATTACCATCTATAACTTTAAACAGTTCTAATCCTATGTATATATTATTATATTCAACATATACTGAACCTAATGCAATAGCAACAGATTCATTAGCTACTACAATATCTTACAATACATCTGGTTCTGTAAATGCAAATCAAACAGGACAATATAATATAACATATACTGCAACTAATGATTCTGGAACTAACGTTATAAATAGATTAGTCAATGTTGTTACAATACCAATAACAGATATATTTTTCTGGATCGATGCTTCTAATATATCAAAAATTACTATCAGTAGTGGAAATATTTCGGCAATTAATGATTTATCAAGTAATAATGTTCAAATGATACCTTATTATAGTAATACACAGATTTTAAATAATGGTATTAATAATTTACCTGTTATTTATATTAATAATAGTGGATTTTACAGTAGTAATACATATGCTAATTCATATAATTATTCATTTGCAATTGTAATGACAATTTTTCAAACTAATGATTGGGGGTTAATTTTTGGTCATTATCCAATAAATAATTGGAATCAAGGTTTAGAATTTAGAATGATAAGTGGTACTAATAATGTTCAATTAGGTAATGATAGTAATACTAATGCAGGTATATTACAAACATTAAATGCGGTACCAGTTTTATATATAGGTACAAGAACACCAACTAATATAACATTAACCATGACTAATTTACAAACAGGTGCAATTACATCAATATCTCCACAAGGACCATCAAGCATGAATTTAGGAAATTTTAATTTTTTTATGGGAAAATTTACAAATTCAGGTAGTTATAATGGTAAATATTATATAGGCGAAATAATGTATTGGGAAAGAATATTAACTAATATAGAACAAAATAAAATTACAAATTATTTAGTTTTAAAATGGAGTAGTTTGACTTCTTTAAATAATCAAATATTATCGTTGTCTATTGCTCCTATTTTAACTTTAATAGGTCCAAGTATTTATAATATAAAATTAAATAATAATTATAATGAATATGGTGTAGTTGTTACAGATTTATATGGAAATACAATTTCAAATTATTCAATATCTGGATCAGTTAATACATCTATTATAGGACAATATATAATTACTTATAGTGCAACTGATACACGCAGTGTTAGTAATAGTATAACTAGAACTGTAAATGTAGTAAATAATTTATCTGTAATATCATACGATGTAACAAATGGTTGGTTAGGTACTTTAAATAATAATTATAATAGTTTGAATGGTAGTAATTGGACAATTGAATGTTGGATTTATATGACATCTAATAATACTGATGGTTGTACAATAATTGATTTTCGACCTAATAATCCATATGTTGAAAATTTAACTATGAATATGGGTATAACATCAAATGGATATATTTTTTTTTCTTATAATACAGGTTCTTTTATTTCTGCGATTGGTACTAATATTGTTGCATTAAATAAATGGATACATCTTGTATATATGAGAAATAATAATAATATATATTCATTTATTAATGGTGTATCTAATTTATTATCTTTATCTCCAATAATTCCAAATAATTTAGTTTTAAATTATTTAACATTTTGTAGTGATGCAGGCGCTTTAAAAATTTGGGGATCAACTACTAGTAGATATAAATTTTTAGGACAAATATGTCAACCATTAATAACATTAGGAGCAAAATATAGTATAACTGGTTTTACACCACAATGGGATTTAACACCAACTAGTTACTCTCAGAGTAATGTATTATTTTGGTTAAATAATGGTGTTGATATGATATCAGGTCAAACAATAACAATACAAAATACAGTTTTACAAAATAATATAATGACTTTACCAATTATTACATTAATTAATAATGATATATTATATTTACCATTAAATACCAATTATATAGAATATGGTGCGATTGCAATAGATTATTTTAATACAACTAATTTATCAATAACTATTTCAGGAACTGTAAATACTTCAATAACAGGAACATATACAATAACTTATTCAGCAACTGATTCAAATAATAATACTGGATCAATTACAAGAACAATAATTGTATATAATAATTCATTATCAACTACGGCATATAATTTTACATATGGTATAATGGGTAAATATATCAAAGATTTAACTAATGTATTAAATAACACAGATTTTACTGTTGAAATGTGGATTTATAGAAATTCATATTCATATATTCCATGTATTGAATTTCGAGATCCTTCTTCTATGTCAGGTTCTAATGGATTTATATATGGTCCTGTATCACAAACAGACGGCGGTACTAATAAAATAATATTTGGTGCTTGGTCTTCATCAAATATTCAAATATGGAATAATAATACCGGATGGATTAATATTACAAACAGTACATTTGCTTTGAATCAATGGAGTCATATTGTATGGATGAGATATAATAATAATTTTTATGGATTTATAAATGGATTTAATGATAAAGTAACATTAGTAAATACAAATTTGAATAATTTAACTAATTTAAAATCAATGATATTTGGACAATGGGGAGATGTAGCATATCCATCTACTCAAAATTCATTTAATGGATACATGAGTCAAATATTAATACGTTCTGGTGCTCAATATAGTAATTATATAACATCTGGTTTTGTTCCTAAAACTGATTTATCAATATATGCTAATAGTTCAAATACACAATTCTTTTTAGGAAATAATTATACCGAAACTTTGACCAATACACAAATACCAATAGAATACACAGTAACAACAAATAATAGATATTTATCATATATTCAATCATTTGATTGTACCTTAGGATATATAGGTCCTATTAATCCACCATCTAACACTAATTGGAATACAATATTTAGCAATGATTTTACATTTGAATTGTGGTTGTATCCAACACAATATAATTCACAAGTAATGTCAACTATATTAGATACAAGAACTGTTGGTGGTGCTGGTGATTGGACAAACATACTAATTTTATCAATGTCTCAAAATGGTATGATTGGCTTTACATGGTGGTATAATGCAGGTGGTAATAGCAGAAATACATACAGTATATCCACAGATAAAATATTACTAAATCAATGGTCTCATGTTGTATGGATGAGAAAAAATAATTATTTATATGTTTATATTAATGGTCAAACATATCCTGGATTTAATTTAACAAGCAATAATATTGTATTTAATAATTTACAAGTAGTATGTTTTTGTCATGCAGTTGATCGATCAACAAGTGATTATGCATATTCATTTCAAGGACAAATAAGTCAACCATTATTCACAAATTATGCAAAATATAATACAACGGTTTCATTTGTTCCTAAAATAGATTTAACACCTGTATATAATGATCCTACTGTAATATTCTTTATGGATAATAATTTAGTAACAACATCAACTGTTGTAAATCAATCATTACCAACTGTTCAAACATTAACACGATATGGTTCTATTTATAATAGAATGAGATCAGCATTAGGAAGTTGGATTACAGCATATACTGGATCTAATACTTTACTATATAATAATTCAATGAATTTATCAGCATTTACAAATGCAACTAGTTGGACATTTGAAGGATGGATTTATCTAACATCTATAAGTAATGCTAATTTACCGGTTATTGGCACTACTGGAAATCCTCTAAATTTTATTAGCACCGGTCAAATTGGTTTTGGATATAATAATTCACAATTATGGGTATGGAATGGTACTATAAATAGTACTTATTATAGTACAAATGGATTATTAAATAATCAATGGAATCATTATGCATATGTTATGAATAATTCCATTATAACATTTTATATTAATGGTATTAATTGTGGCACAACACCAGCATTTACATTAAGTAATAATATTGCATTTCAAATAAATGGCCCGGCTGATGGAATGACAAATACAAATAGATATATATATGGTTATTATTCACAAATAGCATTAATGACAGGAGCTAAATATTTAAATGATTTCATACCATATCCAAATTTACAACCAAGTTCATTTACAAATTATTTAACTTTTTTAGGACCAAATGCAACAGACTTAGTATCAGGAAATAAATTTACAGTTTATAATAATTTTGCATATACAACACAACAAATGATAATACCTAATTAATATTAAAATAAAAAAATATATATATATTTATACAATTATGAATAATTTATTAAATTTATTTCAAATTAAATAACATTCAAATCAAACTGGTTATACAAATGTTAATGCCTTAAATTCAAATATATTTACATATATTGGTGATGTATATGATCCAAATAATATAGTTTGGAAAAAAATTATAAATGCAAAATATATTAATGCTATTTATATTGATTTTATTATTAAAACATATTATACTAATATTCCAAATAATATATCAGATGAATTTATAATTTGTATTAAAAATAATTCACAATATTTATACGTAAATAATGATGGTAATTTTATACCACCAAATGTTGGTATATGGATTATTAAGAGTAATTTTACAGCTAATCAAACTTTATATCGTACAGATAATAATGGATTATTAAGTAAAATGCCATTTGATTTTTCCTTAGAATATAATTATTATATTTATTATAATTTAATCACAAAAATGTATACTGTTATACACACAGTGCCTAATGGAGAAGCATATAATATTAAATTTAATAAAGGTGAGTTAATAATAGATAATAATAATTTTAATGATAATTTTTTAATAGAATTAAAAATTTTATTTAATAATAAATTTGTTGATATTGTAGATGGATCTGTTTTTAATCAAAATAGTAATTATTTATCAGATAGAAATTATTACTTAAAAGATTTAGATAATTCTGAAAATGATATTTCTAACTTAGAATCTGGTTCAATGTTTATATGTCAAGATAGAATATTAATTAGAAATTTAAATAATACTGGATGGTATACTATTATGTATAATAATTAGTTATATTGTCTAAATATTTATGATTCTAGTTAGAAAAAGTATATTAAAAATAATGTTATTTAGATATACAGTACATAACTTTTGCAAATATTTTTAGATTTTCTGAATAATCCGTATTAAATAAAGAATTGATAAATACTAAAATGCAAAAATATACATTGATAAAAATTATAATATATCGATTTAGAACATAATCTATTATATTTAAAAATTAAAAAAATATTAATTATCACTATTTCTACTAAATGTATACGGTGCATATTCATTTTCAATTGCGGATTCTGGATGAATTTCTACTTCTATTTTAGTTTCCATTGCAATTTGTATTGGTTGTATATACCCTAAAATTTCCGGTTTTTCAATGCCAGAAAATACATTTTTATTTTCATCATTATTTTTTTGATTCTTTAAACAATATAATATCCCTCCACAATTGCATGGAAATAAACAAAAATCATATAAGCAAATACAACATGAATTAATGTTTGCTTCTTCTAATTCACCATTTTCAATAAATTTTTTCATCCATCTAATTATATCATCTCCAATAATAGGTGAAATTTCAACTAATCTATCATAATCATCAGTACATATTTTTATAAAATCTTTAATATTTATTCTTTCATATTTTGGTTTCGATAATTCTATTTGTATCTTTCGTGAAAATTTATCCCATGATAAAAATGCTATACGATGACCTTCTACTTTTTTAGATAAGCCAATATATGTTGATATTGTGCCTAATAGACCTGTTAGAATATTCATAATTCCACTAAGAATAATAATTATATTTTTATATTGTTCAAAATTTCCAGATAAAAAATTAATTGATCCAGAAATTGTCGATAAAACTATAATTGGTATATTAAACCAAGCGCTTAAACACCAAGTTTTTTTATAAGCTTTATCATGCATAATTTTATAAAATAATGCTTTATCGCCCCATTTTTTTAATATTTCTTCTTCTTCTTTTTTCCAATGATTGGATGAGTTTTCATGCTCTGATTCCATTTTATTACAAACCAAATATAAATAAAACTTTAATTCGAATTATAAAAATTATATTTCAGCTTTATTATTTCTAATAAAAATTCTAATAATTTAATATGATAAGTAATAGTTTCTGTAATATCATCTTCTATTTGTTGTAAATTTTCAATATTGTCTTTAATCCATTTAAATATGGTATTTGTTTTTTTTAAATTAGTTACATCAGTTTTTAATTTTATGTAACAATTAATAATTAAGTTAATATCAGATTTATTTAAATTTATAATTTTTAATATACTATTATTTTTATTATTTCTATTAATGTGAATATAAATTTTATTTAAATCTTTTAAAAATTTTATTTGATTAATTTTTAATGAATTTATTAAATAAAAATAAGAATTATCAATTATAGAACTATAAAATACTATGTCATCTTTACAAAGATAAGTTAAATTATTTTTTAAATAATTTCTTATATCATTAATTAAATTTATATTTGTATTACATTCTTCTTCTAGTAAAAAATATTTATTAATTAAATCATTCCATGTTTTAATTTTATCTTCCATTATTAAAAAATAGGAAAAATATTATTTTATTAGTAATCTATATTAAATAATATTTTTATAATAGGTATTTATTTAAGTATAAACTTTATTTTTTACATAGCCAATTAATTATCTCATATTAAAGTGTGAAAAGAGTTTATACCATAATAATTAATAATATATAAAATTTTGTTATTAAAATAATTATATAATCATATATAATATGATATCTAGTTTATCGACAGATGATAGATTAACATTAATGTATAAAACAATGTTTGGAGTTAATAATATAGATAATACATCAGGAAATACTACATTGCAAGGAAATACTAATGTTGCATTACATTTGGATGTATTTAAGAATGGATTATTTGTAAATAATACCACAATATTATCATCATTATATGTTAGTTATAATAGTTATTTACAAAATGATTCTACAATTAATTCTTCATTATTTATATCGGGTAATACTATACTTTTTAATGATAGTACAATTGGATCTAATTTAAATATAAATGGTAATACAATTGTAAATAACAATTTAAATGTTAACGGTAATTCTATATTAAATAATTCTGTAACTGTACTTTCTTCTTTAAATATTAGTGGGAATGCGGTGTTTAATAATAATATAATTACAAATAATCTTAGTTCAATTAATAATTATATTAATATAAATAGCAATACAATTAATATAGGATCACCATCATCGAAAATACAAATGATAGGTTCGAGCTTAACTATTGCAACTAATGAATTAGATCTAAGTGACAGAGTCTTATTATTAAATATAAATTCAGACGATATAGCACCTTTTGATAATGGTGGTTCATCTGGTATAGAAATAATTGGTCAACAAGGTAATGGATTTATACAAACTACACCGGACGGATTAAAATTTCAGATTAAAGCACCATTAGATTCAAATATAAACTATATAAATACAACTCAAAGTTCTGATGAAAGTTTTAGTATATCTGGAAATGCCACTTTATACCAAAGTTCAACATTTTGTTCAAATATTTATGTATCAAGTTATACAACATTTGAAGGTAATACATTAATTTTATCAGAATTTAATGTATCCGGTAATAGTCTATTACAAGGGTCGTCTACAGTCAATGGAAGTTTATTTGTATCAGGCAATACATTATTATTAGGTAGTACTACATTTAATTCTTCTTTATTTATTAATAATATGACTAATATCAATGGTTCAACTACAATAGATTCAACATTATTAATATCGGGTAATACAAATATTGGAGGTCAAATTACAATATTATCATTTTTAAATACTGCAGGTAATGCAATTGTATATGGAAATATAACAGTTAATTCATTTTTAAATGTTTCTGGATCAACTATATTTAATGGTCAGACATCAATATTATCATCTATAAATATTAAAGATGATACTAATATTATGCAGAATAGTAATATTTTTGGATCAATAAATATTTCAGGTAATACAATAATAAATAATACTACAACAATTAATTCATCACTTGTTGTATCTGGGACTACTTCCCTATTTGGCAATATAACATTAGGATCAAATTTTAGTGTTTACGGAAATATTATTAATAAAATGCCAGAATATCAAACTAATTCACAAGCAAAAGCAGGGGGTATACCATTATGGGGATTATATAGAACAGGTGGTATAGTAAAAATTTGTTTAGATGATGTACCGCCAACAATTAATTTATCAGGACCATCTACCGTTTCAATTAGTTTAGGCAATTCTTATAATGATCAAGGTGTTATTGCACTCGATTACGAAAATAATATTTTACCAGTATATATGACATATTTAGGTACCGGATCTACTAATATAATTTCATCATCAATATTAGTAACAGGAACAAGTACATTAGTAACAGGAACAAGTGTATTATCATCCGGTAATTATACAATAACTTATTCAGCAACTGATAATATTGGTAATATTGGTAATAACTATCGAAATATTATAGTTTTTAATCCCGTCCCACAACCAGTTTATATTTTTTCAGGTGGTACAATATCTAGTAATTATTGGTGTGTTACTGATAAGACTCAAGGACAAGCTTGGACAGGTAATGATATTTCAAGATCAGTATTTATACCAAGTAATTATGATTGGAGTAAAGGATTATCATTATCATTTCAAATTAATTTTTCACAATTTTATCATGGATTATTTTCATTTAGAGCTAATCATAATACTGGTAGTAGAGGTTTGTTTCATCTTCACAATCAAGATAGTTCTTATATAGGTAATGATATTAATTTAGTAGAAACACGTGGTTTAGATTTGACTGGCAATAATTCATTTTTATTTAGTTTTCCTAATGATGGTTCTTTTACAGTATGGAAAAATGGTTCAATTGTTTATACAGCACCTACTACTGCAAATGTTTTAACTACTACAACAGTAGGATCTGATGTATTTTTTGGTGTATCTGAAATAGCAACTAATTATTTATTATCTGCAACATTAAATAATATTAAAATATGGAATCAACCAATGGTTTGGCAAAATTATTTATTTACGTATTAATTTACTCAATATAATATTAATATTTTAGTAAATGGCTATAGAAAATTATACTCCTGATATTACTAATAATCCAAACACATTTATAAGGCCTGTACACAGCCTTTAAGTATTGGGGTGGATCAGGTATATCGTGAGATTATCATCTACATATTTAAATTCTATTTTTTGTAATAAAAGCAAATTATTATAATTCATTCTTTGATTCAATTTTAAATGAGTGGGACTATTGTCTGGAGCAGGACAAGGAGATGAAAGTACAATTTGTTAATTTATCTGGTTCAGTATTAAATACTTATCAATTTCATTTAACTTATAATAATATAATTCCATTCGAAATTTATAATCAAGACAATTCTGCAATATATTATAACGCATATATTATAATGCTAGTTATATTGATTATTTAACATATTCATCATTTTTTTTAAAAAATTATTTTATATTATTAGGATTTTATCTAATTCAAAAGTTAATTAATAAAATATTAATAATATTTTTTTTGAGTAATATATAATTAAAAAAATATTATTAATATTTTATTATATGAAAATATTAATAATATTAACTGGTCATAGACATAATGAAGAATATAAATTATATGGATTATTATTAGAAAAATGTAATATATTATCAAGTATTGCTGATATATATATTCATTCTAATTGTATCAATAATTGTATAATAGAAAATGTTCAATATATAAAATCTAATAAAAGAATTTATATTACTGAAAAAAATGCTGGTTTTATTAATGGTGGTTTAGAAGCAGTATCTGATGTTATTGATGAATTAAAATTATTAACACCAGAATGTCAATATGATTATGTTATTCATATGCATCCAGATGTTTTTATTACAGATGAAAATAATATAATTAATTTATTAACTAATCAATTAGAAACAAATATTATTTTTTATGTAAATTTATCATTAAATGATACTAATTTATATTCATTTGATTTTTTTATTTTTAAACCTAAATTATTAACGTTCAATATTTTTAAAGATTGGAAAGAAAATACTCAATCTCCAGAATATTATTTTTGTGATATTATAAAAAAAAATAATATTATACATGCATTAGTACCCAGATTTTTAAATAATTATTATTTACCAAGAAAAATAGATATGATAGGCTTATGGCATGATCACGATTTATTTAGAATATATAATTATATTCTAACAAATGAAATAAATTTAATTCAACCAATTGAATATAGTATAGATGAATTTATTATTAAGATTAAAGATAATTTTATAGAAAATACAATTTGGTTAGAAATTAATATTAGTGAATTTTATAAATTTACAGATAATATAATTCATTATTATGATTATAATGATAAAAGTGGACGAGATAGTGATTTACAAAGTGTTAATAATAGTATAAAAACAAATTATTCCATAATTAATGATATAAATGAAATAATATATAATAATATAAATATTTCATTATTACATATAAATTATAATTTGTATGAAAAAAGTAAAAAATTATTGAATCAAATTAAAAATAATTTACATAATAATTGTATAATAATTATAAATAATATTTATAATTATATTAATGGTGATTTTAGAGCTATATATGAATTTTTAAATATTAATGGTATAAAATATGATAGATTAGGTCTACACAGACAATCTATTATATTAAAAATAAATAAAACTGAAAACTATTTAAATAATTAACTAATTTTTAGGAATATTAATGAATAATTTTGTAGAAATACATACAAATGATTATACACAAGACCTTCCTCCTAAATATTTTGATTTTTCTTATCCATTAGATAATTTTCAATTACATGGTTGTAAAGCAATATCAGATAATGATAATCTATTAGTAACTGCACATACAGGTTCTGGTAAAACCGCTTTAGCATTGTATGCTATTGCTAAAACATTATCAGAAGGGAAAAAAGTTATTTATACATCACCAATAAAATCATTATCTAATCAAAAATATGCAGAATTTAAAGAACATTTTACATCAATTGGTATATTAACCGGTGATATTAAAGTTAATCCAATTGCTGATTTACTTATAATGACAGCAGAAATTTTAAGAAATTCATTACTAAGAGAAAATAATAACGAATTAAATGAAAAAAAATCTTTAGATATTTCCCCTACTGATAATATTGATACAAACAATTCCGCGTTATTTATTAATAATACATGGACATTTAAAGCAATAGATATAGGATGTGTTATATTAGATGAGGTACATTTTATAAATAATCCTGAAAGAGGAAAGATATGGGAAGAAATTATTATGAATTTGGATAATAAAATTCAATTAGTAATGCTAAGTGCTACAATTACTGGAGCAGAAGAAATGGCATATTGGATAGGTCAATTAAAACAAAAAAAATGTCATATAACAAGTACATTAAAAAGACCAGTACCTTTACAACATGGTATTTGGAGTATTGATAATGAAATAACATATTTTTTGATTGGAGATAAAGATTGGAAAAATGGTATTTGGACAGAAAAAGCAAATGAAATAAAAAAATATTATTCTAAAAATAATTTTTCAATAGATATATTTTTCAAATGTATAAAATATTTATATGATAATAATTTAACACCAACTACTGTATTTTTATTAAATAAATTATTAATAGAACAATATGCAAAAAATATACCTTATTCTTTTGTTTCGTTAGAGGAATCTTGTAATATTGAAAATATATGGAATAAACATTTAAATAAATATGCTAAATTATATGAATCATTAAATGAATGGAATAATTTAAAAAATCTAGTTCTAAAAGGTATAGGTTTTCATCATGCAGGTATGATACCCTTATTAAAAGAAATTGTAGAAATATTATATAGCAAGGGATTAATAAAAATTTTATTAGCAACAGAAACTTTTGCAATGGGTGTTAATTTTCCTACAAAAACTGTTGTTTTTTGCGAAACCTGTAAAATGAAACGTGTCCTTAGAAGTGAAGAATATGGACAAATGGCTGGACGAGCTGGTAGAAGAGGATTAGATGATATAGGACATGTTATTATATTACCAGGTAAAAATTTTTTATCAGAAAATGATGCAAAAAATATGATATTATCAAAACCACAAAAAATTTCATCAAAATTAGAAATTGATCCGATATATATATTAAAATATTTAGCTAATAATATTTCATTATCTAATTGTAATAATTCATTATTTAAATATCAAAATATATCGGATAATGTAATATTAAATAATAAAAACAATAATAACGAAATTGAGCAAATAGAGAATGAATTTAAATTAAATGATGATTCTTTGGGTACATGTTATGATTTATTAAAATTAATAAATAAATATGATATTGGTATTAAATTAGCTCCAAAAACTGCAAAAATTTATCAAGCTGAAAAAAAAAAATTATTAGATAAATTAAATATAAAGGATATAAATATAATTAATACCTATGTTAAATTAAAATCAAATATAAAAGAAAAAAATATGAATAAAATTGATCAACAAATATCAATTATTATAAATTTTTTACGAAATTTAAATTATATTGACGAAAATAATAGATTAACAAAAATTGCTAAAATTATTAGTGAAGTGAATGAAATAAATCCATATTTATTAGGTACTGTTTATAACCATTTGCATAAACTAGAATTTTCTGAAATTGTTGCATTATTATCAATATTTATAAGTGAGAATAAAAATAATGATGAAATTTATGTTAATGATTTAAATTGTTCAAATATTTGTAAAGATATTATTGATGATATTAAAAAATCTGTAGAAACATTTTGTAAATTAGAGAATGATATTAATAATATATTACCCTATCCAGTATGGATGAATTGGAAAATAGATTTAAGTATGTTTAATAGTGTCAAAATTTGGTCAATGGAAATAAATAATTTACCAAATTCAGAAAACATTATAAATCAAAAAATGGATGTTGATTATTATGGTAACTTTATTAAATTAATTTTAAGATTGAACAATATTTTAATGAATATTGAATCAATAGCAAAAATATTTAATGATGTCATAATAATTAATAAAATATATGGATATCAAGAAAAATTAATTAGAGATATAATTACAACTGAAAGTTTATATATTTAAAATTAAAAAATTTTTTTTTTTAAATCTAAAATATATTATATATGGATTATAAAGAAAAATATTTAAAATATAAAAAAAAATATAATCAATTAAAAAAAAATGATTTTTTGTTAATTGGTGGATTTATGAATAAAAATACATTATATTTATTTAAAGCCGATTGGTGTCACCATTGTAAAAATTTTAAATCAACTTGGGAAAAACTACAAGACGACATGAAAAATAAAGTAAATTTTGTATCTTTTGATGCAGATAAAGATAAAAAACAAATAACAAATTTTAATATTCAAGGATTTCCAACATTAGTATTAAAACAAAAAAATAAAGCTATTGAATATGTTGGAGAAAGAGATTTAAATAGTTTAAAAGAATTTATTGATAAATATAATTAGCAATTTGAATAATATTCAATAAATTCAAGCTCTAAATAATTATTATTTAATGAATTCTCCGAATCATCTGAATATACCTTATTTTTAATATTATTATTATGTTCATTTATATTAATAATTTTAGGTTTAAAAATATTTTTATTATTTTTATTTTCTTTATCAATGTCTACAATATTAATTTGATTAATAAATTTATTAATATTATCTATTTTATTTTCCAAATTTTGATATATTGATTTAAAATTATCTATAGTTGTATTATCTAATTTAGCTAAATTAGATAATAAATTAGTAGATGATTTTATTTCTTTTTTTTTTATTTTTTCACACTCCTTCAATAAAATATTTTTACTTTTAAGATGCCATTGTTTATTTTTTTTATTAAAAATATTTATATCATTTTTTGTTGATAATAGAATTAAATTTTTTAAACTCTCATTTTTACATAAATTATTTAAAATATTTTTATCAATTAATGAGTAATATTTATCAATATTATTATTTTGATTATCCATTTAATTTTATAAAGAATAAATTTTTTATAATTTTTAAACTAATAATTATTTAATTAATAATTCCTAAATCTTTTAATTCATTTAATAAATCATTATATTTATTATTATTATTCATATTGGTAGATGTTTCTTTTAAATCATAAAATGTTTTTATTGAAGAAGAATTTATATTTTCATTTACAATAACTTTATCATTAGTTTCATTAAAATTTATTAATATTTGACTTCTTTCTTTTTCTTTTTCCATTAACAATTTTTTAAAATCATATTTATCATCATCTATTTTTAATATTAAATCTTCACTTGATTGAATATTATTAGGAATTATATTAGTAATTGGATTATATATTAAATTATTTAATTTATATTTTTCATTTCTTTCAAGTTCTTTCGATTTATATTTCAACTCAATATCTGGATTATATTTTTTATTATTTGACGGATTTATTATTTCATCTTGGTGAGAAAAATCAGAAAGTTTTTCAAAATTTTCTGATTTATATTGAGTAGATTTATTAATATTTTTGTAAAATATATTATTTTTCATTATAATCTATATATAAATTAATTCTTTATAAAGAATTAAATATATAAATACTATTAGAAAATGAATTTATATGAAATATTAGAAATAGATCATTCTGCATCAGAAATAGAAATTAAAAAATCATATTTAAGATTAGTAAAACTATATCATCCAGATAAAAATAATTCATCTGATTCTAACGAAAAATTTATGAAAGTACAATCAGCTTATGAAATATTAATAAATGAAAAATTAAGAAATAATTACATTAAAATGCCTGATGAAGAAAAACAGACATTTTTAGATATTTTAGATAAAATTATTAATAATAAGATAAATTTTTGTGATTTAATTAAATATTGTAATAATATAGAAGAAATTGATATTAATCATATTGAAAATAATTTTATGGAATTCTTAAAAAAAATAAATGTTGACGAAGTATTAAATATTGTTAAAGGGTTTTTCCCAAAAAAAAAATTAAATAATATTATATATTCTGAATCAGATATTGATATTTATGATGATAATTATGCAGATTTTTATGATATTCTTCCAATATCTTTTCAAAAATATAATAAATTAGATATTAAAATCGAATTAAATATAACATTAAATGATATATTTAATTGTAATAAAAAAAAGATAAAAATAAAAAGAAATATTAATAATGAATCAATAACTTGTACATTTATTTTTACAATTACTAATCCATATATAATTTATTCAAATTATGGAGATGTTTTAGATATTGATACTGGTGATTTAATTATAAAATTAAATTTACCAAATAATTTATATTGGAATAATAATACAATATTAATAAGTAAATTAATGACTCTATATGAAATGATTTATGGATTAAATTTAAAAATAGATATTGGAGATAATAAAAATGTAATTATAGATAATTGGATACCATGTAAGGATGGATTAATAATAGATCTTAATAATTATTATTTTATTAATTCCCATAAGTTTATATTAAAACTATTTTTAGATTGGAATGATACTTTGGAAAATAAAGAATTATTAAAAAGATATTTCTCCTAAATTTTATTATAATGTGGTCTAATTTTACACAAAAAAATTTAATGTATTTTAAAAATAATAGTTTAATAATTGATGATAATAATAATTTAATAAAATTATTAAATTCTGAACAAAATAATATTATATTATTTATTAAAAAAAATTATAATTTTAAAATTATAATTAATAAAGTTATAGATATTAATATTGATGAACATTTAAATTCTGACTGGGTATGTGAAAATGATATAAAAGAAATTAACAATAAATTAATTAATAATTATATAATTAAATGGAAAAATATTAAAAATGAATTAATTTCTAATAAAATTACAATTAAATCATATTCCTGTAAAAATATTTTACTACGTATTAGAATTATTATTTTATTTATAGAATATTTAAAAATTAAATCAAATAATAAAAATAAAAAAGTTAATATTTTTTTAATATTAACAAAATTAAAAAAATATTTTCCAAATAATAATAAAATAATTGATATTAATAATGTTAATTCTGGTTATTCTTCGTTTCTTGAAAATATTATATTTATTTGGAGATTAGAAGAAGTTGAAAAAGTATTATTTCATGAATTGATACATTTTTTTAATCTTGATGGAAGGAATATTAATATAAATTTAGATTTTAATATTGAAGGCATAAATTATTATTTTGAAAGTATTACAGATTTTTGGGGAATATTCTATAATTTAATTTATATTTCAATTTTGACAAAATATCCTTTAAAAAATTTATTGGAAATTGAATTTACATTTATTAAAAATCAAGCATCTATATTAAATAAATTTTTTAAATTAAATGATTGGTCCAATATTGATAATTTAGTTATTAAACAAAATACATCTGCATTCTCATATTATATTCTTAAATATTTACTATTTGATTTTATAATAAATCAAAATATTAATATTACTAATAATATTCATTTAAATAATAAATTATTTGTTGAATTATTTAAAATAATAAAAAATCAAAAATTTGTTAATTATAATTATTTAAATTTAAAATCAAGCAGAATGACTTTATTTCAGTTAAAATAATTTTCTTATCAATATATTTTTGATTTAATATTATTATAAATAATATTATATATTATTGGATTCATCTACATTATCAATTTTTTTTTTTGGATAAAAACTTGCTAAGAATCCTTGAAATTCTGTAAATTTTATAGATTTACCAATATAATCATTATTTAAATTTAATTGTTCAACTACAAATTTATTTAATGTAGTATTTTGCCCTTCTTTAATTTTTAGTTCTGTAAATTTATTATTTAATGCACTCATTACTTTTGGTCTGGACATTAATGTTTCATTTGGTAAATTTAGAAAATTGCATAATATTTCAGGAACTAAACATTCTTTATTAAACCCACCATTAATATTACCTTTTCTTTTTCTTTTTTCTTTTCTGACTTTATTTATTTCATCAGTATGAGTTTTGCCTAATATCTTAAATATATTATTTATTTGTTTTTCGTAATCATTACGAATTTTATCTTTATTTTTAATTTTTTTATTAATTTCATTTATATCTTTATTTAGATCATTAATATCTTTATCAATATCTTTAATTAATATCTTAAAATTATCTATTTTTTTTATCATATCATCATATGATTCCTTTTTTTTATCAGTATTTTTTGATTTACTTGTGATATCTTCATTTTTTTCATTATCTACTTCATCATCAACTTCATCATCTACTTCATCATCATCTACTTCATCATCTACTACATCATCTTCATCGTCTACTACATCATCTTCATTATCTTTATTTTCTATAACATTTTTGTTTTTATCATTCAAATTAATTTTTGAATGTGATCTCTTTGAGTTAAGAATTTCAGTATCATTTTTATCTTCAATGATATTATTTTCAACGTTATTATTATTATTAGTTTTGGATTTGGATAATTTTTTGGTATTATTTTTGGAGGACATTACATTAATAGGATTATAATCTAATTAATTAAATAATCAATTTTTTTTATTCAAATGATACAATTATTTTATCTTTTTTAAATTGATTAATATTTTTTATTGAAGTTTTTTTTATAATTATTAATTTATTATTTGAATAATTATTATTTTTTATAGATATGTTTTTTTTATCTTGATTTTTACGACTCATTTTATTTTTTTTATTCATATCAATTTCAATATTATTTTTATTATTTTTTATATAATTATAAATTTTTTTAGAAAAAAACCATTTAAAAAAATTTAATTGGCCTATTGTAGTAATAACACAATTATTTTTCAAAAAATAAGGTATTCTGTCTCCTCTACTAAAAGGATCAAAATTTTTTTTCTGATAAGCTTTTAGTTGTTGTTTATAAGATGTATAAATATTAATAATTTGTTCTGTATTATTTTCTTTAATTTTATAGCATGTTTTATGATTTTTAGCATATTTTGTTACAAAATGATCTATTAATCTAATTGAAATATCAGATTCTGAATTTATAATTGAACAAAATAAATTAACATTTTCTTCATTTTCATAAAATGCCTCAATAGTTTTTATTATAGTATATTCTTGTGATGATATTTTGATATTTTGAAAAACTTCATTGTTTAATTTTGATGATTCTGAATTGATCATTAATTTTATTCACAAATTATATATAAATAGATTTAATATCTTTAAATCAGTTTCAAAAATTATATAGAATTTATACATGTTTAATGATTTAACTTGATGTATCATTTAGATTATCAGAATTATCTGATAAATTATTTTGTGAACTATCTGATAAATTATCTATTATACTATTTAATGATATTTTATTATTATTATTTTCCAAATGATTCATTAATTCTTTATAATCAATCTGTGTAGTTTCATCTAATTGATTATTACTATTGGTATTTATTTTCATAAATATATTATCATTTATATCAGTATCTGGAATTTCAAATTCACTACCATTATCTGAGTCATCTGTAAATTTATATTTATAATTAATTTTTTCTTTAGGTGTAAAAGAAACAATTATAGGTCTTAAAAATATTCCAAAATCATTATTAGAATTGATCCAAATCGCATAACATTCTAAAATCATTTTACACCAAGAATCTTCTGGAATATTTGCGGCATCTATTCTTTTATTATTTAACTGAATAATAGACTCAAAATCATGTGTTTTAATTAATTTTAATTTAATTGTACCAACGCTATCAGCGTTGCTAGAACTTTTAGAAGTTGTACCAACGCTATCAGCATTGCCAGAACTTTTATAAGTTGTACCAACGCTATCAGCATTGCCAGAACTTTTATAAGTTGTACCAACGCTATCAGCATTGCCAGAACTTTTATGAGTTGTACCAACGCCATCAAGATTGGATTCTTGAACTTCACCAATACTTTCATCATTATCAAATTTTGAATCTTGATTACGAATTATTTTTTGAAAATTAATTATATCATTGTTATTTTTAAACCATGTATGTGCATTATTATGAGCATCATCTTTAATTTTTAATTCTAAATTATTAAAAAAATTAATAACATCATTAATTTTAGAATAATTTTTACCAATTAAAGCTAATTCAATTTCACTATATTCATTAAATAATTCTGCTTTATTAATATTTAATAAAGTAGGTAGTTGAAATACAAATTCATTAAATTTATTATTATCATTATATTTAATTATAACAATTTTTTTATTCTTTGTTTCTTTTATTTTTGAATAAACTATTTTATTTAAATCAATATCGCTAATTTTGTATGGTTCTAAATAAGACATTATATAAATTATAATAAAATATTTTTTAAATGATTTTATAAAATAATATTTAATAAATATTATTTTATAAAATTATTATATAAATAAAAACTTAATTATTTTTTTCCCTTAGGTTTGGCTTTAGGAATAATTTTTTTTGCAGGTTTAATATCAGAATTATTTGAATCATCTGATTCATCTTCTGATTCTTCATCTTTTTCTGATTCTGATTCGACCAATACTGGTTTTTTTGGTGATTCTTTTGGTAATTCTTTTGGTAATTCTTTTGGTACTTCTTTGAGTAATTCTTTTGAGGAAGATGATTTACTATCGTCTTTTTTTGTGCCAACTTTATTAGTATCTTCTTTATCAATTATTTTAGTTGGTTTTGATAATTTAATATCATTTTCATTATCCGAATCCAAAAATGCATCTGCGTCTAAATCATCAATATTAGAATTTTCTTTAGAAGGTTCTGTCTCAACTTGAACTAATCTAAAACTTAAGCCATATGTAGGATCATTTTTACTTGGATTTTGAGCCCATAATTTAATTGGTTGTCCAATTGGATGAATTGCTGATTTCCATGATACATATTTTGAGAAGTCATCAACTGTCACAATATCATTGATTTTAGTACGAATTCTTTTATTTATTTCACTATCATAATTTGAAATAAAAACTTTAGATTTAATTTTTAAATCTGGATAAGTATAGTCCAGTTTTAATTTCATATATGGATGTTTTGGTCCATAATTTTTCTTTTTCTTAATTTTATCATCATCATCATCATCTTCTAATGGTAATCGAAATATCGGTTGATATTTATATTTATTAGATTTTTGACCAAATTGTGATTTCATAAATTCAGCAGATGATAGTTTTGTATCAATTGATTTTATAAAATCACTAAATGCTTTTATTGTTGGATCAGATTGATCTAAAGGTATTTTAAGAAATAATCTTTGTGAATCTTCTTTGTAATATTCTCCAATTTTAGGAACACCGTATGAATTTAGATTAATCCAAGGAAATTGAATACAAATAGGACATTTATTACCAAATTTAATATGATCATATCTAGGAAATGCTATCTTTTGACCTTTTGATCTTTCGTTCTCTTCCAAGTCCGTAAATGATAATTTATCAATATCCATATCAGTATAGTTAATTGTAATTTTATCTTCATTTAATTTTTTAGCATTAGAATGATTTGCCATTAAATAGAATACAAAAAAATTAATCAATAAATCTTTAATTCAATTTTTTTATCAAATACAAAATAATATTTAAAGAATATTAATTATATATAATAAATGAATGATAATTTTGAAAGTTTAAATTTAAATGAAGATTTATTAAAAGGTATTTATTTACATGGTTTTGTACAACCATCTAAAATTCAAATAAAAGGTATTAAATCAATTAACACTGGCAGCGATTGTATAATACAATCTCAATCAGGGACAGGAAAAACCGCAACATATTTATTAGGTGTTTTAAATAGATTAGATCAAACACTTAATAATTGTCAAGGTATAATTATTACACCAACACGTGAATTAGCTAATCAAGTTTATGATGTTAGTATTAATTTATCTAAATATATTAACTTTAAAATTACTAAATGCATTGGAGGAACAAATTTTATTCAAAATAAAAATGATTTAAAAAATTCACATCTAATTATTGGAACATTGGGAAGATTATATCATATTATTTTTGAATTAAAATATAATATTTTTAATCTAAAGTTTATTGTTTTAGATGAAGCAGACGATTTATTAAATAATGGTATTAATCCAAAATTAAATGATATTCTTGAAAAACTTCCAACTGGTATACAAGTTATATTAATATCAGCTACAATGTCATTAGATGTATTTAATTTAAGTAAAAAATATATGCATGATCCTATTAAAATTTTATTAAAAAATAATGAAATTATGGTTGAATTAATTAGTCAATTTTATTTAGATGTTGAAATTGAGGATCAAAAATTTGATACTTTGTTAGATTTATATAATTTAGTATCTACATCACAAGCTATTATATTTTGTAATACAATAAAAAAAGTAGAATGGTTAGAACAAAAATTAATACAAAATAATTTTCCAATAACTGTTATGCATTCTAATATGACTGCTAATGAGCGCGTTGATGTATTAAAAGATTTTAGAGATGGGAAAACTAGAATTTTATTAACTACAGATTTGTTATCACGAGGTATTGATATTCCACAAGTAAATATGGTAATTAATTATGATTTACCTAATAATAAAGAAACTTATGTACATAGAATTGGACGTTGCGGTAGATTTAATAAAAAAGGTATTGCTATTTCAATGGTTAAAACAACAGATGCATCAGATATAAAAACTTTGAGTAAATTTAAAAATTTTTATAATATTGATATAAAAGAAATGCCAGAATCAATAGATAAATATTTATAGTATAAAAAATCATGTTTTACATTTAATAATGTCTTTTTACATTTAATAATGTCTTTAACAATTCTTGATATATATCAATATCAAAAAAAATTAATAAATCTTTCATTATAATCGTTAAATTTATTGTAATCTAGTTAAAATAAATTTAATTCTTATGAATTTTATAAGTGACTTGTTATCTATTATGTCATTTAATTTCATATACATTATAAAATTTATCTACGTATGCATTAAACTTCTAAAGAATATTAGTCATATTTTTTAGTATTATTATTAACGCATGACAGTTTATTATTTTTAGAAAAACTATTTTTATGTTAATATAATAAAATAATTAGTTTTTCCTAACAATAACAAAATAAAAGTTTATATTTCAAGTTAAAATAAATTTCTAATATATAACATATAAAATGTTAAAAAACAAAAATTACATTTGTGAAATTTGTAAAACAAAACCAGATCAATTATCACATCATAAAACACATTTAGAAACTCTAAAACATAAAGATAAAAAAGAATTGTTTGAACTTAAATTATCTAAATTATCATTAGATGAACTACTAAAATTATATAATACAATAGATATATCTGTTATTGTTAATGAAAATGAAACAAATACATATATTTCAATAGATAGTAATAAAAAATTGAATAATAATAATAAAGAAATAAATAACAATAGTAAAGAAATGTCAGATGATGATAAACATAAAATTGAACAAAGTAATAATGTTTCTAATAAAGAAGCATTAAAAGATAAAATCCACGAAATTCATAACTATCTGAGAAATAATGGTGCTGGTTATGGTATGAATGCATTGAAAGTATTTAATCTTTTATATGGATTAAAAAAGATAGAAGAAAACAAATTATTAGATAAAGTAAATCTAAAAAGACCTGATTGTGAATTTTCTTATTTACTTGAAAAAGCAAATGAAAATAAAGAATCTGAATTAGGTATCTTAATTCGTAAAAATGTATTAGATTCAATTAATGATTCACCAATTAAAAATTTATTATTCTATGAAATACCAAAAACAATGACAGGAAAAACATTTTCTTATTTGATTAAAGAGATTAATAAAATAACAATTATTGAAAAAACATGTAATGTTCTATTATCAGGTAAAATTTACGAGTACTTTATTGGTCGAGATTTATCAGCAATTTCAGAACTGGGAGCATATTTTACTGATAGACACATTGTTGATTATATTTATAAAAAATTAAATCCAGAAATTAATAATGATGGGTCAATTGATTCAATGATTGATATGTTTGGTGGATCAGGTGGTTTTACAACTGGATATATTAATTATTTAAATAATAAATATGATAATATTAATTGGATAGATAATCTAAATAAAATTTATCATTTTGATATGAATGAAGATGTTGTTAAATCTGCAGGTTTAGAATTCTTTTGTTTGACTGGAATACTACCAAATATGAATGATAATTTAAAATATAAAAATTCATTCACTGATGAATTTAATGATAAAAAATTTATGAACGTTATTACTAATCCGCCATATGGTGGTGATAAAGTAGTTCAATCTGATGCACAAATTAAAAGAAAAAAAATTAAAGAATATATTAAAAAAGAATTACTTATATTAAAAGATGAATTACAAATTAAAATTAGATTAAGACAAATCAAAAAGATTGAAGATCAAGAAAAACAAGATAAAAAAGATAGTGATAAAACTAAAGTTTCTGTTAATATGTGTAGTCAAAGAATTATAAAATATGCTAAAGATAATAAATTAACAGGTAATGATAAAGAAAGTTCTTCATTAATATTAATTATGGATTTAGTAGATGTGAATGGAACAGCTATAGGAGTTTTAAAAGAAGGTGTATTTTTTAATAAAACATATAAAGATATAAGAAAATGTTTAGTTGAAAATTTTAATGTTCGTGAAATTATTAGTGTTCCACAAGATCAATTTGAAAATACATCAACAAAAACATCAATTGTAATATTTGATAATACTAAAGAAAAAACAACCAAAGTTATATTTTCAAATTTAGTAGTTGAAAGATATACTGAAGATAAATTTGAAGAAATTGGTGGTGAAATTGTTTTGATTGAAAATAAAAATGATGTTTGCGGTATTAGCAATATAGTAATATCTGAAGCAACTAAAGATGAAATTTTGAAAAATTATATTTGCTCTTTAAATGGTAAGGATTACAATAAGAGAGAAATAGTTGTTGGCGAAGGATATGAATTAGTAAAATTAGGTGATATATGTACTTTCTTACCAAAAAGTAAAAGAAATGCATCATTTGGACAACTTAATGGAAAATATAATTTTTATACATCAAGTGATAAAATTCAAAAATGTGATATTGCTGATTATAACGAAGAGTCAATAATTATAGGTGATGGTGGTGTAGCAAATATTAAAATAGATAATATATTTAGTTGTTCTGATCATAATTATATTATTAATACAAAATATAATAAATATATATATTATTTAATTAGTGGAAATATGAATTTTTTAATAGATGGATTTTCAGGATCCGTTTTAAAAAATTTATCAAAAACATATTTACAAAATTTACAAATACCGATTCCGAAAACAAAAGAAAAAATAAAAGAATGGGTAGATAAACTTTCAAAACCATATGATAAGAAGAATAAAAATCAAGAATTTATTATGAAATTAGAAGAACAAATTAAAAATAAAATTAAGAATATTGAAGATAATGAAGATTGTGATGAAGTAGAATTAGGTAGTTTAATTGATTCAAAAATTATGCCTAAATTTACTGTAAATACAAATGAATTAGATAATAATGGCTCTTATCCTTTTTATAATAAAGTTGGAGAACCATTAGGTTATCATAGTAACTATAATTATGATTTAGAGGAATGTATTTTAATTACTAAAGATGGAGGGAGTGGTCCTAAAATATACGGTGATAATATAGCACTAGGTGCTGTAAAAATAATTAAAGGTAAATTTGTAGCAACATATGCTAATTTTGTTCTTAAAGTTAGTAAATCATCAAATTTAAATTATATTTATTATTTACTAAAAAATATAAAAAATCAAATTATGGATTTAGCAAATTATAGTGTTAAAATAGGTCATATTCAGTATGACAAATTAATGAAAATAAAAATCAGACTTCCAAAAGATAAAAAATTAATAAAAGAACTTGATTCATTATTTCAAGAGATTGAAAAATTACAAACTGAAATGAAAGAAGCCGAATTAGAATATAAAAAATTAATTAAAGAATTATCAGAAGAAGCAATACTAACCAATAAATAATTAGAAATTAAATCAGATAAAGAAACAACTGAAGAATCGAATGATAATATTATTATTGAAACATCTATAAAGAAACTAAAGACTATTAAAAAAGTTAAAACATAATTAAATATAATATAAAAAAATTATTTTATTCTGAATATTTTCTTCTTTTTGTATCAAATTCTAATTCAATATCAATATCTAAACATCCTATATAAAAATCTGCTGGATTAATCGGTAATTCTTCATATAATTTACATAATTCTTTATAATCTTCTAATGATTTTACATTATTTTCTTTACAAAAATTTATCCAATTATTTTTATCTTGAATAAATTTTTTAGTATCAACGCCTATAAAATCATACCAATTACTCCATATGGCTTTTAATTTAAAATATTCTTCTGGATTTTCAATATAATTTTTATGTTTATCTTTTATTACTTTAAACGTATATTCTTCTTTTGATTGAATATTTAATTCTTTATTTAACTGTCTAACATAATTAAATTCATCTTGTTCTTCAGAATATTGAGAACTAAGTGCTTTACTATATCTTAGTCTCAATATAATTTTTGTTAATTCATCATAATTTTCTATAATATTATGATATTTTATTTTTTCATTTGGATTATACAATAGTTTAGAACTTAATTTATTTAATGAAACAACATTTATTTTTTGTTCTATTTTTTCATCTATATTTCTAATTTTTGTAATAATTTTTCTACATTTATCAAATGATTTATTGTCAGTTATAAAATTTTCAGTATCAATATACGGAATAATAACATATGCTTTTTTATCTGGAAATTTACTATCTAATCTATTAGGTCTTAATGTTGATTGTACTATTCTAATATCAGATTCCATATTTTCACCAAATACAACACCATTTAATCTAGGACAATCGAAGCCTTCAGAAAAAATATAAACACTTGATATAATGCCCCATGATGCTTTCATAAATTTTGTAAGTTCACCTACTTTAATAGAACTATCTAATAATTTAATATCATTTAATTTTTCTTTACTATTACTATGTAATGCTTTATTATAATAATTCTCTTTATTAATATTTATTATATTTAATTCTAGAATAACATCAATATATTTTTTAACTAATTCAGAATTTTCTGTTTTATTAGTATATATAAGTATATGTGTTAAGTCATTATATTTTTCTATTGATTTCAATGCCATAAATGCAGATAAAAATAAATCTTTATGATATATTATATCTTCGTTATCATCTAAATTCAAACTATTAATAATATTATTAATTTCATTTTCTGTATTTTTTAGAATTATTAAATTATAATCAGTTATTTTTTTATTTTCAATTGCCCAATTAATTGATTTAGCATCAATTAATTCACCAAATATATTTTTATCATCCATAGTATAAATTATATTATTAGTTCTATTATTTTCAATTACTTTTTCTGTCGCTGTCATAAACAATGATTTATTTGATTTTATTTTATGAAACGAATCTTTGGTTTTTTCATATTCACTACCAACTAAATGATGTGCTTCATCGCCAATTTTAAAATCAAACTTAATATTTGATAATTTATTACAAGAATCATAAGTAGTAATTACAAATTTACAATCAGATGATTTTTTATTAATAAATTTATTTATATCATCTTCTTTAATAGTTGATTCTATTATATAATTTTCATTCTTTTCTATTTCACCACCTATATATAATATATTTTTATGATTATTAAATATTCTCATTATTTCATTTTTCATTTGTTTTTGCAAATATATACTTGGAACACCAATTACAACTGATTTACAATTTAATTTTCGAACTATTAATATTCCTAATAATGCTTTACCAAGACCGCAACTATGAATTATTCTTCCTCTATCATTATTTTTGTAAAATTCATCTATTTTTAATAAAACATTTATTTGATGTTCTCTAGGAATAATAATTTCATTTGTTTCATTATTTTTACATGAAAATTTTAATATATTTTTTAGATTATTAATATTTATTTTATTAAATATTTTCTTAATATTAGTATTTTTCCATATAATTGATTTTATTTGTTCTTTTGATAAAATTGTAAATTGTAAATTTAATGTTTTTAAATAAGGTATTATTAATGAAATAATATCTTTCTTAAAAAATTCTGTTCCACCATCTAAATAATAATGATATCCCAATGATTTGAAATGAAATTGTAATAATCTTTCAATAATGTCTAGTTTTTGTTTTTGAACTTTGATAACTAATTCGTAAGAACCACATTCTACTTCACCAGTTTTATATGTCGAATTTCTTTCTATTAAATTCATCGTTTTACCCAATTTACATACATTATAGTTATCATATGATACATGACTTCTTATATAAATATAACCATTATTCATTTTTAACTATTATTAAAATAATTATAGTTAAAAAATAAATCAATTTTTTATAGATACTATTACTTTTGGTTTATCAATTAATACACCATAATATATTTTTTATAAAAAAAATTTAAGGTATGAAAAAATCATGTTTTCCATTATTATATTTTATAATATCCTTAATTAAGGGTTCTTCTTCTAAGGGAACATATGTAATTCGTCCGCCAGTTTCATCTTCTATATATTCTGAATTTTCTAATTTTTTTGTATCTAATAATAAATCGAAACAACCAGTTCCCCCAGCTATAACTCTACCTACAGCAATTCTTGAACTTATTGATTTCATATGATCTTTTTCGTTAAATATTGCTGCATTCACAAAATGATCCATTGTTTTCTCAAAAGATGCTTTTGCAATAGTGTCCATTTCAATTTTTGATAATCCATGACGATCAATTGATATTATTTCACCTAAATGACACATTTGATCTATTAATAATGACAAGTGATTATTATTAATATTACAACCACCTGCTTGATATGTTAATGATAATTCATGTAATAATATTTGTCTTGTTGCTTCAATACCATATAATTTTAATATTGTATCAATATCATTACATTTTGTTCGAGAAAAATCTATTCCTTTCATATATTTTAATTTATGAATATTAATACCTGCTGTATATACTACATACTCTTTACCTACAACTATATCACCAGTTTCCTTATTATAAGTTGTGTGCATTTCCTGAATTACATCAATATTATTTATATTTTCAATTCCTTTTAAAGTTATATCATCAATAATCATTTTCAAGAAATCTGTAATTACAGTATAATTAAATGTATTCATACTAAATCTAATGTGTATATATTGATCTACATCAGATATATTATTTGATAATATTGCACATCTATTAATTCTACTAATAACTTCTTTTTCTACTTTCTTTAAATTTTTTAGATTTGTATAATTTTTATACCAATGTGATATAAATTTAGTTTTAATATCTAACATTGTAGTTTCTTTATCCAACATTTTTTCAATATCTAATTTAATTCTAAATATAAATGGTAAAGAATTAATTTCTGCTTTTTGATTATTTACAAAGAATGGACTACCTACATTATCTGATTTAATCATTTTACTTAAATCATCATTTAGGCATAAATCATAAAACACTTCAACATTCGATACTAATTGTCTAATTGTTAAATGTTTAAAATAGCTGACAATTTTATTTAATTTAACACGATCTGTATTATAAGGTTCATTAAAATATATAACCATCTGAGGTGTTTTAATATTTTTTGAATAATGTAATAGTTCTTGAATTCTATTAACACCCATATTTGCTGAACTTTTTGATGCCATCCCTGCAAAATGTTTTGTATTTAAAGTATTATGAACTATAATACCATTATCTACCATAAATGTTTGATTTGCTGGAACAGTAAAATCATATACATAATCAGTTTGATCAGGTGTATATATTTCTATTTCTTTAATCTCATCCCATATTACATCAGAATTTGCTGCTTGATTTAATATTTGTAATTCATTTATAATTTTATTTTTATCTTTATGAGCTTCAAATATTTCTATATATTTAATTAATGTTCTTCTACCTATTGATTCTTTCTTTTTCCATCTACCATAATTACGACTTTGACCTTCTAGTTGTAATTCTTTTCCACATTTCGCAATTATATCTCCTAGACCATTTATTTTATCAATTTCATCAGATAAATTATGTGTATCATCTCTTTCAGCATATGCAACAATTTCATCAAGTTTTTCTGTATGGACTAACGTTCCAATATGTTTTTTAAATAATGGTGCATATCGAGCAGACATTGCTAAATTATACATTTTGGATCCTTTTATTTGTGTTGATTTAATAGAACAAAATAATCCAAAATAACTTAATAATAATGATATATCTTTTGCTAATTGTTCACTGCGACTACATACTCTAATTTGATAATGAGTATTACTTGTATTATAATTACCATCACCGTCAATATATGCTTGGATTAATCCTGCTTTAAATTCATTAGGTGCAGTAAATGCAAAATCCGGAACACATTTTACAAAAGAACCGGTACCACAAGAATCTAATAGAAATTCAGCAAGTGGTTTCAATGAGAAACATGTTGTTACACCAGGACCATATTCGCCTTGATATTTTCTTATATTAACTTCTTTGTTAAATCTTTCCGCAAATAATTTAGTATTATTGATAAAATGTTCTGAAATATTTGTAATGTTGATTTGATTATTATTAATATTTCCTTCTGCTAAATATGCACCAATAAACCATCCAAATAAATAATCTAATTTATATGTTTCATCATCAATTTTAATATATTTTTTTATAAAAGTATTATCAATATATTTAGCTACTGGTATACGCATTCCTACTCTTAAATCAGCACCTAATATTGGCTCTACAGTTTGATTACTTCTTATTAGATGTGAATGACTAAGTGTTGAACTAGTTGTTCTACCGCTTTTAGTTGTTATTTTCATCATGTTACCATTTACTGGATGGCGACTAATATGCGAGATTCTATTCCAATGTGTTTTCTCATATTTATCAACACCTACAATATAATATTCTTCTTCCAAACTACTTAGATCGGTTTCTACTGAATTTTCATGACCCGTATCAAAAGTTAATTTAGGATATTTTTTAATTAGTTCGTCACAAAAGTTTCCTATTTTTTTTGTTTTAAAATTAATTGTTTTATTCTTTTTTATAATCACTTTAATTTCCGATGCTTTGCATTGACTCATTTGACTAGTGGGCTCGCCAATAGATTGTGCTGCGATGATACCAACCATTTCTCCAGGTTCAATAATAGCTTTAATAAAATTCATTTTAATTTCTTGCATCATTTTAATAAAATCTAATTTTGATAATCCATATTCAAATATACACTTTGCAGGTGATAAATATTCATTTAATGCTACTTCCAATATAAATTTCAAACATCTATCATCATTTTTTAATAGCTTATCATTTTTCTTTAATGAAATAATTAATCTATTATCATAATCAATTAGAAAATCTTCAATAGCTTCCAATATTTCATCAGGGTTTAATTCCAAACATTCTTTTTTGTTAGAATAATCTTGTGTAATTCTATACAAATTAACAGGTAGTGCATATTTTTCTTCAATGATTTTATAATTGATTAATGCTTTTGCTTGAATTTCTCTTAATTGATCTCTAAAACTAATTAATTTTGATATATGTTTATTATTTGAATCTGTAAGATCTTTCAATGACATTTTTATTTGTTTATCATTTTTTAATGATTTAAATGATACCTTCTCCAATTTTTTTAATTGATCATTAGTAAAACATAAATTTTTTTCTATATCTTTATTATTCATTAATAATATATTCAGTTGAATCTCTGTTTGAGTAGCTTGATTTATACCATTTTCACCATATATTGTTTGAATGATGATTCCTTTAGCATTGCGATTAGTACCATCATATTTAATAGATAAATCTTCTAATCCTTTAATTAATTGTCTTTGAATATATCCTGTTTGTGCTGTATCTCTAACTTGTAATCCATTTGCTAGTGAAAAATTAAATGTTGATGGAATTGTTAAATCGTACATTTTTTTATGCAAATTAACATCTATTTTATTTATTTCTATAATTTGATCAAGTATAACATTATTAAATTTTAATTTGGTTTTTGCAATATGTAATTTAGATATTTCATTATTTTTATTATTATCAAGTAAGATAATATTTTTATTAAATAATTCAATATATTCATTATATATTGTTACAGTTTTATCTATAATATTTGAATATATTCCAATTCTATTTAATAAAAAATTAAATTCATGCATACTTTGTTCATTTTTGAATTTTATTTGAATATCTTTATCATTTACTTCTAGTGAAAATGTACTGTAGCCTGTAATAATTCCCTTAATGAATTCAGCACTAGATAAATATATTTCTTTCGGAAATGTTTTAATATCATCTAAATATTCTGATATAAGGTCAGAAAAAATAAATGCATTATTTTCAATAATTTCATAATTTAATTTATAAGTATTGCACCAATTTATTATAAATTTTTTACAATCATTATTTAAATTATTAAATTTTATTAATTTATAGTGCAATTTATCTATAAATTCAATATCATGGCTTGTAATAATTTCACCTATAGATAAATATAATCCAATTAATATGCCATTTTGATAATCTAAGTTAAACTTATAATTATCTAGTTTAATATAATTTAAAATTTTTGGCGGATCACATAATTCTGCTGTTACGGGAACAAAATCACCAATAATTATATCTGATGTAAATTTTTCTCTAAATTCTTTTAATTCATTATTCCAGATTAATAATGATTTAGTTTTTGTTACAATTACTTTCCTTCCACTTATAGTTATGATTTCATATAATTCATCGCCAGGATCATGTTTAGTAACTGCACTAATATTTCCCCAAGTAACATTACCAAGATAATCAGTTGTTGATATATATACATTATTAATTTCTAATAACTCCATATTAAGTTTATTCTCATATTTAACACTTGTTGTATTATTATCTATTAAATTGTCAATCCATTCACCAATTTTTACATACATTGGTTTATTATTCTCAATAATTATTATAGGAGTTTCCCATGACACAGAACGAATAGCAGTATCAATTAATCCTTCTCTTCCTGTCGCAGAACTAATAAAAAATTCAAATCCTCTTAATCCTGATAAATATGAATTTTTAATAAATCCACGAGCTTCTGGTGTATCGTCATCTTTATGAAAATAAATAAGTGATCTTCCTTCGATTGATTTTTTTATACGCGATCCTGCTAAAGTTTGTTGACCTAATAAACCTATTATTTTAGCTAAATTAGTAGATGATCCTTTTGCTCCAGATACAGCACATGTCCAAAAAAAATTATCTGCATTTAAATATTCTTGTAATATTTTACCTATATTAGCTTGAACTGTATTTAGATCATCCGCTAAGGTTTTTTCAATTATATCTAAAGATAATTGTTCTATATCATTTTCAAATTGAGTAATTGTATATTTTGATTTCAATATTTCATTATAAATCATTTGTTGAATTTTATTTTGCATTTCATCATCAATGACTGTATCTTTAAAACCTACTGTTTGACCTCTCATTAATAAATAATTTAAAATTAATTTTTGAGCATCATCAATAAATTTACTTGTTTTATTAGGTCCATATTTATCCCAAATAAATTGAATTATTGAATTTTTTGAAGTACTTAAAAGTGATTTATTAAGATACCCAGATATTAATTTACCATTTATTATCTCTAATTTTATTTTATTATCTGATTTCAAAGTTATATTTATTCCAGAAGGAATAATGAATGAAAACACTTCATGACCAGTATATTCTTTATTCATATCAATATTCATATTAGTATTAGATGTATTTGCTAAAATATTTGCTAATTCCCAACCTATAATTTTGACATTTGGATCTGTTAACATATAAGCTCCAGATAATGTATCTTGTTCACATCCTATTATTGGACTTGAATCTTTTGCTGATATAATTTGATATTTGACATTTGATATACGTTTAATTTCATTTCTTGCTTGAATTGACTGTGCTAAATGTATATTCATTTCATCTCCATCAAAATCAGCATTATAAGGTTTACAAACTGATACATTCATGCGAAATGTACTTAAATCATCACGATCGATTACTTGAATTTTATGACCCATCATTGATGGTTTATGTAATGTTGGTTGCCTATTAAATAGCACATAATCACCATCAACGCAATGTCTTTCTACAATATCATCTAATTTTAATCTAATTGATTTTTTTCGATATTTTAAATCGATTTTTTGTACTTCTGGTTTCCCATCTCTATAATTTACACGCAAGACAAAATTGGCACCTGGATATATATTCCTACCATTTTTAATTAATCCATTTAAATATTTTATATTATATGGTGTTACTTCTTCAGGAATTGTTAATTCCATTGCTATTTTTTTTGGAATACCAACTTGATCGATATTAATATATGGATCAGGCGTAATAACAGTTCGAGCTGAAAAATCTACTCTTTTACCCATTAAATTATTTCTAACTCGTCCTTGTTTTCCTTTAATATTATCACTTATTGATTTTGTTGATCTACCTCCTGATTTAAACTCAGTTCTGGGTAAACTTAGCGATTCATTATCATAAAATGTAGCAACATGATATTGCAATAAATTTATAATTTCTTGATTAAAACTTGATAATTCATTAGATAGTGTTTCTCTTTCAATTTGTTGTCTTACTCTTTTATTTGCAGTAATAATATCAGATAATTTTAATGTTAATCCATCTTCCATTGTTGCGGCTGACATAAAATCTACTTTTGCTGTTGGTCTTATTATGACAGGTGGAATTGGAAATTTTTCAATTATTAAATCTTCAGGTCTTTGCATTTTAGGATTAAATCCTAATAAATAACAATCATTATCTGATACATTTCTTAATATATTATAACATTCACGTGGACTAAGTGATTCCTTAATTTTTTTCGAAAAAGCTTGTAAATCTTCTACTTCATTATTATTACTTGTATTTAATACACGTTCTATAACTATTTTTATTGAACCATTATCTTTCACTTCTCTTTTAACTTTTGGAACTGGTACACCACATGTAAAACAATAATTAACATTTTTTGTTAAATTTTTAATCTCTTTGAATCTCATTTCCGATTTTTTATTTAATGCTCTTTTAAATTGTACATCTGATTTTTCTATTAATAAATTTGAACATTTATGACAAATACATTGCAAAATATTTTTCAAATGATTTAAAAATCCAAAATGAAATACTGGTTCAGCTAAATCTGTATGACCAAAATGTCCAGGACAATTTAATGAATTTTCACCACAAGTTGAACATTGTAAATATATATCACAAGTACCTAATCTTAAATCCACTAAACCGCCTTTTTTAGGTTCATAATTTTCATATGATTCAGCAAGATCTATTCCAAAAGGATCATCACTAACTGCCGAATATTGTTTAACATCTTTATTACGATAAATACTAAACTCTATTTTATCAATACGTTTAACATCTTCATGATAATATGTAAGATTTATTGACATTCCTATTTATATATAGATAGAAAAGCTTTATAACATATTTTTTTATCAAATTTTTTTACACTCAGAAAATTTTTAAATATAATTTTTTTAATTTAATAGTTTAATATTAATATTAAATCTAAATTTCTTTAATGTTTGATATAGATAAATTTACTGGTGAACTTTTTACAAAAATTATTAAACAATTAAATAAACCTCAATATAAAGAAAAATTAGATAATGAAATTTTAAGACCATTTATGTGTGATATTTATGATAAATTATATCCATATATATCATTAATATTTATTATGTATATTA